CAGAGCGTCCACCTACGCAACGCCGAAGCCATTGGCCTGCGCTCATCCGACGTGGTCACCCTGGTTGCCTTCCAACAGGAAGACCATGTAACACGAGCGGTCATCGCAAAAGGTCGGCGTCGGTACATCGTGCCGTGGGAAGAGTTGCACCCGGCCAGAGTAGGACAGAGCGCAAAGAAGCGCAGCAAGAGGGGGGCAAGCGTATGAGCAAACCTAGATATGCCTGGTGGGGATACATGATCAATATCATCAGACGCTATCCAGAGCGCCGGCAAGCGCTGGCTGAATTGCGCCGCATGAAGATGACAGTGAACTACGAAGCCCGTGGCCACGGTGGTGGCGGGGAGCGAACGGTGGAGCAGATTGCCCTGCGGGAACTGGATCCGCAGGAGATGAAGGAGTATGAAGCGGTGACCGCTGCCATCCGTGATACAGAGCAGATGGAGACCGGCCAGGCACGCCTGAAGATCATCGCCCTGCTCTATTGGTATGGGTGGCGCAAAAACCTCACCGGCGCCGCTCGCGAGGTGGGTTACTCCCGCTCCAGGGCAGAGGACTTCCATGGGGAATTCGTGCGCCTAGTAGCCTACCACATGGGGTATATCTCACGGGACAAAGTCAGTCGGACCAGCAAGATTACGTTACACGGCCAACAACCTGACGTAAAATAGTACCATGGCAATGAAAACAGGAGCAAAGCGGAATCGTCCTGACCAAAACGGGACCCATCGCCGCCAGTTTGAACTGAATAAGAAGCGCATTTTTTCCACCCAGCGTGTCTGCGGAATCTGTGGACAACCTGTGGATATGAACCTGAAATATCCCGACCCACTCAGTCCGTGCATCGACCACATCATTCCCATCGCAAAGGGCGGCCATCCGTCGGACATCGAAAATCTACAGCTGGCACACTGGACCTGTAACCGGCAGAAGTCAGACAAGCTCATCGCACCAACACAACGGCAAGCGGAGCCTGAGACCATCGGGAATCGCGTGCTTCCGCAATCCATACGATGGATTGATTATCGCGGCTGACCCTTGCACCATGCCCGTTTCACTCCTGCAAATAGGGGGGCATACCTCCCTCCCCGGCGGCGCTCAGAGCCTCACGCCGTCAACTACGAATTTTTTCTCACGAAGAAGGTGATTTGTCCTGAATGAGACCTTGAAAGGGCTTGCATATCTGCGGCAGAAACTTGCGCTCAAGCGGAGCCGGGTCAAGCTGAGGTATGAGTTTTACGAGATGAAATACAAACGCTTAGACCGTGGCTTGACTATCCCCACGGAGCTGCGCTATCAATACCAAGCCACGTTAGGCTGGTGCGCCAAAGCCGTGGATAGTCTGGCCGATCGCCTGGTGTTTCGGACCTTTGGCAATGATAACTTTGACCTGGCCGAGATTTTCAATCAGAACAACCCGGACGTGTTCTTTGACAGTGCCATTCTTTCTGCACTCATCAGCGCCTGCTGCTTCGTCTACATCTCTCCGGACGACACCGGCTTCCCACGCTTGCAGGTCGTGGACGGTGCCAACGCCACTGGCATCATTGACCCCATCACCGGCCTGCTGACAGAGGGATATGCGGTGTTGCAACGTGATGAGAATGAATCTCCGGTGCTGGAAGCATATTTCACCCCAGGGCAGACTACATATATCCGAAAGGGTGAACTTGAGGATGAACGTGTGGAAAACAAAGTGGAATATCCATTGTTGGTTCCCATCATTCACCGTCCAGACGCCCGGCGTGCCTTTGGCCATTCCCGTATCAGCCGATCTTGTATGTACTTCCAACGCTACGCCAGCCGTACCATGGAACGTTCGGAAATCTCTGCTGAATTCTACAGTTTTCCACAGCGTTACATTGTAGGGTTGAGCCAGGACGCGGAGCCTATGGACAAAATTCAAGCGACCATGTCCAGTATGCTTCAATTCTCCAAGGATGAGGACGGTGACAGCCCATCCCTGGGGCAGTTCTCCCAGCAGAGCATGAGTCCCTACACGGAACAGCTGCGGACGGCCGCTGCCGGCTTCGCTGGGGAGACCGGCCTCACCCTGGATGACCTGGGCTTCGCCACAGACAACCCGTCAAGTGCCGAAGCCATCAAGGCATCCCACGAAAACTTGCGAGCGGCTGCCCGCAAGGCCCAGCGCTGTTTTGGCTCCGGATTCTTGAATGTGGGCTTTTTAGCCGCCTGTCTTCGGGACAAGCAACCCTACCGTCGCCAGCAGCTGTATCTGTCCACGCCCAAGTGGGAACCGGTTTTCGAGCCGGATGCCGCCATGCTCAGTTCCATCGGGGACGGTGCCATCAAGATCAACCAGGCTGTGCCGGGATATTTTGGTTCCGGCAACCTCCGTGATCTGACCGGCATTGTCGGGAATGAAACGTGATCCATGCCGGATAAGGCACCGGAACTTTATGAAAAAATACAGCGATTATTTGAGCAGAAATTCCAACAAGACGGCGTGATCCAAGATTTATACCAACTCATTTTAGAGGGGAACGCAGACTACAAGGAGGCCGGAGAGTTCGCCATCCGAACAGGGGAACTTCTGGCACAGGTGTTTGAAACGACTTTCGATTCGGCAACGCTGCCGGATGGCCGACTATACCTGAACATCGCCCAGCGCACAGTGGAACCCATGTTGAAGGGCAACTATGAGTTGGTCACCGATGTATGTGGGCAAGTACAGGAACAGCTGAACCGCAAAGCAGGCCTGGGTCTGAAAGCGGTCAAACCGAAGTTGAACCAAGATCGGATCACCGGCATCCTGAACAAGCTCTCCAACGAACCCCGATTCGATGATGTAGCCTGGATGCTGGCAGAACCGGTGGTGAATTTCACACAGAGCGTTGTGGATGACGCCGTCCGGGAAAACGCCGATTTTCAATTCCGCGCGGGTCTCCATCCGAAGATCGTGCGCACCTCCACCGGCAACTGCTGCAAGTGGTGTGATAAGCTGGCCGGAACATACAGCTGTGATGAACTGCCGGACAATATCTACCGGCGTCATGAGCGGTGCCGCTGCCGAGTGGAGTTTCTTCCCGGTGACGGCCGCCGGCAAAACGTCCATACAAAGAAATGGACAGAGCCCGGCCAAGCTGATAAGATAAGAGAACGGAAGTCATCCGGACTTAAACCAGGTTCAGAAGAAGTCATCCGCAATATCAGAAATAATCTGATTCCTTCCATGAATCGTGAGCGCATTGCCCCACGCCAAGACATACACCGACAGGGCACTGCCATATATGAGACCAGACGCCAGGCTTTAGCGAAGAAAGGGCAATACGGCCCTTCTTACATCACCGTATCGGATGACGAAATTCTTCACCTGGTAAAACAATATTCTGGGACTGGTCTCATTAAAGTAAATGCAAACGGCAACTGGAATTCACAAGAAACGATCATGACAAATGATAAAATCATTGGGGTGGTCGTCAATAACCTAAATGGGAAAACAGCAGAAACCACAGTATTCAAAATCCACTACGCAAAGGACGGGATTCACATTGTACCCGACTATCCGAGCAAAAAGAGGTGATTTTATGACTTATGATCAATTAGAAAAGTTTTTAGGGAAAAAGGTGGTTGTTACATATATGGATGGCCGCCACTTCCGAGGCGTATTTACAAACACGGAGTCGGAGTTTGATACAGCGTCCGGAAAGGACGAGATTGAACTTGACGCCGGGACTTTTTGTTATGGCCTCCCGTTGGATGAGATTACGGACATGATGGAGATTTTATGAAACGAATAGAAGAAATGTTGGCCGGGATGTTGGCTGAAATAGAAGACAACTAACCGGTGTCAGGAGGGCGCACATGGCTGAGACACGAAGAGGCCGCCAGACGCCCACGCAATGTGTTGTCCTACCCTATCGGAAAACCCTGGGGCAGGACGCCATCGAACGATATGAGCAGACCGGCCGGGAGGCACAGGAGTGGCAGCAGCTGTTGATGAGCGACATCATGGCCCGCAACGAAGAAGACCTGTGGGTGCATACCAAATACGGCTACTCCATCCCCCGGCGAAACGGCAAGAACGAAGTTGTGGCCATCCGGGAGCTGTGGGGACTCCAGAATGGGGAAACCATCCTGCACACTGCCCATCGCACGACCACCAGCCACGCTGCATGGGAACGTCTGCTGAAGCTGCTGGACCTGGCCAAAATTCCATATAAATCACTCCGAGCGACCGGGCGAGAAAATATCGTGCTGGAAGCAGGAGGGCGGATCGAATTCCGAACCAGATCGTCCAAGGGCGGTCTAGGGGAAGGATTCGATCTTTTGGTGATTGACGAAGCCCAGGAGTACACGGATGACCAGGAATCTGCACTGAAATACGTGGTCTCGGACAGCCAGAATCCACAGACCTTGTTCTGTGGGACACCGCCCACCATGTTCAGCTCTGGCACTGTGTTCACGAAGCTGCGCGGCACGATCCTGTCCGGCAGCGCACGCAACTCCGGATGGGCAGAGTGGTCTGTACCAGATCAATCCGATCCTCACGACCGGGAACTGTGGTATGAGACCAATCCGTCCCTGGGCACTATTCTCACCGAGCGGAAGATTTTAGACGAAATCGGTGATGATGTCATCGACTTCAACATCCAACGTTTGGGGTTGTGGCTGCGCTACAATCAGAAATCCGCCGTCAGTGCCGCTGAATGGAATGAACTGAAGGTGGAGGAATTGCCCAATCTCAAGGGAAAACTCTTCGTGGGTATCAAGTACGGCAATACCGGCCAGAACGTGGCCATGTCCATTGCAGTCCGGACAGAGGACAATCGGATTTTCGTGGAAGCCATCGACTGCCGCCCCATCCGGGCCGGCACGGCCTGGATCGTCAGCTTCCTCCGAGCGGCCGATGTAAAAGAAGCTGTGATTGACGGTGCCA